GCGGGTGTAGGTTGTGCTCTCCCAGCCGTCTTTCCTGGGCTTGAACTCGAAGTAGACTTCGATGTCGCGAGTGATCACGTGCACGAAGTTCATCGGGTAAGTCAGCCACATGAAAGAGGCATCGCCCCAGGACTCGCTCCCGTCAAGGGAATCCATGTCCTCAGGGATGAGCGGGATTTCGACAATCGGAACGCCGAACACCGTGAGCGGAGCAGCACCAGTCAAAGAGTTGTCACCAAGGGTGGTCTCTCTGTTGGCGAGCTGGTCACGATAGTCCTGCACGATTGACGGAGAGCAGAAGAACCGCAGAGCGGCACGATTCTGCTTGAACTGGACCGGAAGCGCACGGATCATCTTGGAGAAGACAGTCTTGCTGACGTTTCCGCCCTGAGTGTCAACGGTGTGACCACCGAGTCCCAGCTTGAACCAGCCGTCATTTCTCCTCAGAAGGCGACCCCTCCGAGTATTCACCGCAGCGTATGCTGCCTCATCACCCTGGATAGCCAGAAGTTCGAGGTCAGTTCCAATCCTCTTCCCGATGGAAGTCATGACTGTCGTGCGGTAGCTCGTTCCCTCGATGTTCTCTTCCAAGGTTTCCCTCGAAATATCAATCGCAGAACGCAGCTTCTTGGTCGAATACTCGACCTTGGAGTGAGTCGGCTCAAACACGTTGCCCGTGTCTTCCAACTCATCCGCACCCTCAGTCACCACATCACCAAACAGGAGCTTGTCGAACTCACCCTTCGGATTGTTCCGGCGCAGAACGCGGCACATCTTGATAAGGGCAGAGCTGTCGACAGTCAAGTCGATGAAGGCATTTGCCTGCTCTTGATTTAGGCGACCGCCTCCATCAAGAGTCGTGGTAGTTATTGCTTTGTTAAGCTTGTTTTCAGCACTCAACTTACGTTTCACCTCCTTTACTTAGGATTATTCGACAGCTCCCGCCATCTCTGCCGGGAACAGACTGTCAAAGATGCCTTCTCCCTCTTTCGGGCCACCGAGGGCATCAACAGACTTGCGCATCCCCTTGGATGCCTCTATGGTATCGACGCGTGCTACAACGTCCTTGAGAGCGTCGGTCATTGAAGTCATCGCAGTCCCGAACTGCTCAGCAAACTTGGCAATGACATCAGAGCCATCACCCGAGTTCGATGCGGCAGCAGCTGCCTCAGCAGCAGCCTTCGCAGCAGCGTCCTCACCAGCACCGGCAGCAGCACCAGCCTGATCGAGCTTCGCCATGAACTCATCCAGCTTCGTTGAGACGCCGCTGACGCTATTAACTATGCCAGCAAGATCTTCCTTGGTGGCGTAGGCGGACATATCAATGCCCAGGGCAGCAGTCATCTCGTCTTTCCCCTCGCCCTTGAGCCAAGCCAGGAACGACTGGAAAGTCGTCTTCTGCTCCTCAGTGGTCTGGGTTTCTGTGGTAGTTTCGGCCACGTTCTTTTCACCTCCTTCTTTGATACATAGAACAAGTGAACCGCCCTGGTTCGTAACCAGCTGATAGACCGCTCCAGGGCACTTTGGTCTATCACAGAGTGATATCGCGTCTATTCTTACTTCAATGAGGTCTGTAACCAGTTTACCATCGACTACGGACTCTCGGACAGCAAGAACATCACCACCAAGGGAGAATCCCTTATAGGTATTGTTCTTGACTTTGCCCCAAGCGGAGTCATCAGCGATATGAGCACCAGTCAGAAGCCCTAAATCATCAATCCGAAGAATAGGAGCTTCACCAACCGGCTGAAGATTATGGACCTCATCGATGATAGGGTCTTCCATGTAAGCAGGAAGTGCCTTCTCGATGGCTTCCCTCGTCATCCGCTCACCATCGAAGTCCTCAACACCAAATAGGGTTGAGTAACCAAAGACAATCCTCTCATCATCCTTTACACCATTCTCAACGAACGGCTGCCAAAGGGCGAATCTGGTATTGTCTCCATCCCTCGATACACTGATCAAAGGAACCTTGGAACTTGATGGTTTCGCGAAGTTCTCAGGAATCTTATCGAACTTGCTCGCATCAAAGCTGAGGCCGTTGACAACCAGTTGCTCAGCATGAAGAGAAGCTGCGATAGCAACCTGCTCATCAATCTGATCTGCGAAGCCAAGTTCAACAGCATCCTTCGCTGTGAGCCAAGTCTCAGAGTTCAAGAGGCTTATCAGCTTATCTCTTGTCTGTCCGGTTCTTGCCTCATAGGTAGCGAGCATAGTCTCTCTGGCTGTGTCGAGCATATCTGCCATCTTCCGATGGTCTCGGGCATCTCCCCAGCAACCAGTTGAAGGATTGTGGATCATCAGCATCCCGTTTCGGGGAATGATAATCTCGTCACCAGCCATCAGGACAATGGTAGCAGCCGAGGCCGCAAGGCCATCGACATAAGCAGTTATGCGAGCACTGTGGTTCTTCAGGATGTTGTAGATTGCGTTAGCCGCAAACAGATCGCCCCCAGGAGAATTGATCCTCACCGTAAGAGCGCTGATGTCTCCCAAAGCAGCGAGATCATCTGCGAACTGCTTTGGACTAATCTCGTCATCCCACCACGAGGATTCGCATATTTCGCCATAAAAGAGAATCTCTGGATCAGCCCCGATGGACTTCTTCATAGTCCAGAAGACTTTTCTCTCTGTAGACGACGTATTCTCTTGGGATTTAACTGTCATATGAGTTCTCCACCGTCAAGTATGCAGTCTATTATACTACATACCACTAAGGAATCCATTAGTGTGGGGAGACAACATTACTCAGGAAATACCAAGAGGTGAAGCCATTTGGTTTTCGTGTCTCCCCACACAGCTCACGATAACTGACTACATCAGTTACCAAAAAATGTAGCGAGTTTTTCACTCAACTTTTGAGCTGTTGGTGCACAAATCCCCTGTCCATTCTTCCACAATTCATAGTGGAGATGTGGGTCCTTACACACACGACCAACCCAGCCAATGAGTTTGCCTTTCTCAACAGACTGTCCAACCTTGAGTGATTCGTGAACATGCAAGTGGGCGGAAACACTTCTATAGATTCTATCAGAACCTGTTCCAGTTATAATAACACAACCAAGAACTCCATTTGGGTCACGAATAGAAGAAATTGTCCCAGAGTGAGAGGCATAGACAGGTGTTCCTGCCAAGATGAACCAATCTACAGCATCCCGGTCCATCTTTATATACCAACCTGTCACAACATTGTGACCACCTACATCAGCAGGTCTATATTTTGACCTACCATGTAGTGTGCGATTCACTCTCAACTTTGTCAAGTTACACTTCAGCGGGTTTTGCAGTTTTTCCATTTCTCTTTCTCGCTTCCACCTTGATCTTGTTAACAAAACCACAACGTGGACATCGGACTTCACCAACTGTCCCTGCCCGATAATGACCAAGTAGTCTCTGGCCACCTGAGGCCATGCCAGTGTTTTTGTTAACCCCACACTGCGGACTCTGGCATCTAACTGGGAAGAGCCTATCACCCTTCTGTCCAGCCAGTTTCTCTCGTGCTACAAAATGCTCGTTATCCATTCTACCTCACCATTTGGCTTAGTTGCTTGACTGCATTCTGAGCACTTGCAGACTGGTTGCCAGGTTCCTGCTTATTAGGATCAACCCCATTACCGTCTGCGGGTGGCCTTCCTCCATCCGAACCTCCAGCATCAGAACCAGCTAGAGGATCATCAGGTTTGGCACTCAAATCTCCGGTGCTCAATTCTTCAATGTCTTCTATCTTAACAAGCCCAAGAGGAGTTATCTTAAACAGAACATCTCCACCCTTCTTGGCAGGAAGACCAAGCTCTCTGCGAACCTCATTAAGTGTCATGACATTGGATTCGATGTAGCCGCGATAAATCTGCATCCTTCGCAGCTCATCCAAGCTATCAATCTCATTGAACTGGAACTCCCACGTTTCAATTCCTAAGCTCTCAGAGACAATATACTTGTTTATTACAAACTCACGCTCAGACTGTATAGGTCTAATAACCTGGGACTTGAATACCTCTAGGTCAATCAGGCCTGTATTACTATTGCTACTAAAGCTAGTGCTCTGAATAGGCAAGAGAGAGCCAGGGACTCTGTGGGCAGTTACAATCTGATCGCAGTTATCTTTTCGATACTGCCGGAAGCTCGCATCAGTCACTTCCATAGCCAGTTTCTCAAAGACTATGTCAGAGGCTGGTATCTTATTCCCGTGGTCATCATACTCTTCACCAGGCACCTCAATGACCAAGGTCCCATGAGCATGTCCCTTACAATCCTGTTCAAAGAACGTGTTAATCTCATCTTCGACTTCCTGGTCAAAGCCACCTCCCTTGAAGATAACAGCCATTCGAGGAACAGCATTGTTGTCAAAGAACTGCTCCTGGAACTCGGCAGCAGCCTTATCTCCAGCACAAGCGTCGAGAGCAGCGACAATATCACTCATTCCATACCAGAAGTTCTCTGGGTTATACTTTCTCTGGATGATGACTTCATTCGCCCAATACTGCTCGTCAATCTTTACTGACTGATCTTCTTTGCCTTCCTTGTTAATCCAGCGAACTGTCTGCTTCTTGCCAGGATTATCAATTATGCCACAGACTCTACCGTTACGGGAGTCCATAACTATCGGAAGGCCAGCCTTCTTGAAGAAGACCCGACTGTTAGCGTTGAAAGATGCCATCTCAAGGTTGAAGTTTCCAAAGGCACCGACGCCAGAGTTCTTGATCTGACATACACCAATGTTATTCCCCATCATCCTGACAGTTACCGCAGGCATATGGTAGACTTCAGTGACAACACCAGAGGTATCTCGGACAATCTCCCAACAAGCGAACCCGATGGATTCCTTATCAACATCGGTCTTGTTGTTTACCTGAAGGAAAGACTCATCAGGGTTAATGTTCTTGAAATGGTTCTCAAGAATCTTGTGGTTTTCCATATGCTCAGCATACTTAGCCTCAAGAATAGCAAGCCTTTGCTCCTCTTCAGGAGTCAACGGTCCCTCACCCTCTAGTGGTTCCTCTTCAGGCATCTGAGGGGCAGGAACAGGAGCAGGAATAACTGGGTCAGTAGGATCACCCTCAAGTGGCTCTATCGGAGGTGCCTGAGAGGCAGCAAGGTCAGCCTCATATTGTTCCATCGCAGCTTTTCTGCGGGCTGCTCTCGCAGATTCCTTCTGCCGCTTCTTGAGAGCATCTATCTCAGCAGAAACTTCCTGCTCGTTGAAGTCCTTGGCCACAAACTTATAGCCGACTCCAGATATACAGGCTGCCTTGATATTCACACAGAAGAAATGAGCGTAGTTCATCTTGTATAGCTTGACAAGATTCTCCAGAGGAAGCTCAGGCTTAACCAGATTGTCCCTGGTATACTTGAACTGCTTCTCCAGCTTAGCCACTTCTAGCTGTTTGGACCTCGATTGAGCTTCCTGCGGGACAGTTGGGACCTTCTCTTCTCCCATAAGACCACTGCCGCCCTCAGAAAGCCCTTTCGCCATGGGTCGTGCTCCGACCCTCCTTGCTCTTACCTTGCGATCTGCCATATTTCAACCTCAGGTGGGGTTATACTCATTCAATACTATACTATACTACAAGGTCAAGGGCGACCAAGGCGGTGCACACGAACTTTTCTTTGTGGCCTTCTTGTAGTTGAGGCATGCTTGAGGATATACTCAAAAGCAATATCGCAATAAGCAGAAGTAAGGGCAAGATGGTCCTGCCCAGAGTATACCATCTCTTCTACACCATCACGATTCTTTCGCAATTTGATATTACGGTGGTGCTCAAGCCACTTCTCTACCCTCGTTTGAGACTTATCCTTCCCAAATTTGATCTTATCACCATCTTGTGGCAACCAGATTCTCTTGTTCTTCAAAAGAACGAAGTGTCTCTTGAGGATTCTTTCCTTGAAACAAACAACATGGTGGTTCTTGAGGTTAAACTTAGGCTCGACAACTCCGACAGAGTTGGATGCTACCTCCCAGAAAACGTCACCGAGGGCTTGCTTGAGGCGATAGCCACGGGAGTCGGAGTATCCAATATCTGCCATCACCATGGAAGCCTCAGACTGACGAGCCAATTCGATCATTCTATCAGGGTGATCATCAGGGTTTAGCGAATGAAAACACTCTATCCAAACGATCTCCCCATCAGGAGAGTCATCATCAATGCTCCGAATCTCTGCCCAGGACCAGGGAAGGCCCCAGTCAATAGCCATTACTGCTTTTCCACCATTACGAGAGTCAGGATTAAGGGTGAATTCACCGACTAAAGCATCATAGTCAATTGCTTCCATCGAACCTTCAGCAGAGCCTCGGTATGGAAGACCCCATGTATAGTTATAATAGTCAGCTTCTAGCTGGGAAGTCTCTTTCTTATGGAGAATATCAGCTGCCGAGATCATCGGAGACATTGCCTGAGAGATGTGATACCCAGACATATTCGGTTTGCCCTTCGCAGTAGGCTTCCAGACTCCAATAAAACGGTTCAATTTGTTCTTGCAAACGAGACAACCGAAGTAAGGTTCGAGCTGTTCCTCATCTTCCTTGTAGAACATGATATGTTCTTCAGTTATAAACTGCTCTTCACCACATCGCCCACAGGTTACATACCACTCTTTCTGATCTGTATCAAGATAAAGAGGGTGAATACCATACCCTTCTACGGTCGGAGTTGAGTAGTCAGTCTCATATCGGTAGGCTGAACCGTCCATTCTCGCTCGGAGAGAACCAATAATGTCTGGCTTCTGTCTATCAAACTCGTCAATATAGATGAAGTCAATGTCCATCATCTGAGCAAGGCGGACATCCCAAGAACCTCTCAAAATCAGGAAGGAGTTCTTTACCTGCTTTCGACCGAGATTATCAGTTCCCTTCCCAGACCACCTCGTGATGTAGGGAGAGTCCTCAAAGATAGGTCGAACACGAGTATCAGAGAAGATTCCTACGTCAGAATCTGTCGGGAGGGTATATAGGGCTTTGGTTCGGTCATTCTTACAGAGGCGGCATATACAGTCTCTAGCCATGATCTCGGAAATACCCATCTGGGCTGATTTCATGACTACTTTATGGTGAGCAGGGTCATTCAGAATGTCGATCTGGAAATCTCTGTTCTTATATCCGAAGTTAGCAGCGCCCTTTCGGGTATACTTTGCTATCCAGTCAGCATTCGGGACTTCATAGAACTCAGAATCATCAGCACCGTCGATTGACTGGATCATACAGGAGCGAACATAGTCCTCAAGGACTCTGCCCTGCATTTGTCTCTCGACATT